GTCTAATCGTGAACCCCAGCATAAATACGAGTATTCCTATCCGTAAAACCATGAGGGTGTAAATTGCGTCCATGTCACACTCCTTTGATGGCGACGTAACCAGCTATTAGCGTGGCTAGTGCCCCGAATATCCCTACGAGAACTTTTGCCCAGTCAGTTACAGGCTTGTCTTTCGTGCTGTCAAAATGAGCGTTGAAGTCTTTTTCTAGGTTGGTAACTTTATCTTCTAGGCGGGCAATCGCTAAGGTATTGGCAGAGTGAGCTTCGGCACTACGAGCGTTGGCTTTTATCTGCTCTTGGTAGTTGCGCTCCATCTGGTCTTTGAGTTCGTCAAGTCGGTAGAGAATCAGTGCGACGTTGTCTTTGTTGGAGTTGGTGTTTGTTCGGGGTGTCATATTAGTCGTGTCCTAGTACCACTACCTCTGAACCAGCACCAAAATTGCCAGTTCCACCATTCGCTACATCAATGCGTGTTATTGCATCGGTAGTGTTTGCCCACTTACCAGCAAACTCTATCCTCGTTGGGTAGTTTGCTGCACCGTTACCACCGTTGTGGCTCGTAAAGCCATGAACCATTTTCTCTTCACTTGCGTAGTTGATGATGTCTGCGGTTGTGAACCATCTTGCTACAGCAGCAGTACTCGCCATAATGCTGGCATTGTTGTTGGATGTATTGTCAGCTGCTCCATTTTCGGCTCTTCGTCTGGCGTAGTTGTTGCCAGTGTCGTTGTTGAAATACATCGTGTGGCTGATTGTTCCGCTGGATATAGGTGTGAAAACGAGCACTCTGAGATATTTCCTCGGTGTTATTCCGCTAACCGTAATAGTAGTTCCAGTGGTTGTAAGTGTCGTTCGTGCTAGTTCTTGGTAGAACAGTCCCTGAGTCCTGTCTGTCGGGTATATCTGCACAGCGTTTTCTTTGCCGTACTGACTGACTGACGTAATCGCTGACCCGTTCGTGACCACCTTTGCCACTCGGATATTCCCTGCCGTAAGGGAGGGTGAGGCTGCCCCATTGGCTACTTCCGTGTAGGTGACCGTGCTGTTATTGGTAGCGTCTGCATCTACATAGGTGTCTTTAGATGCAGTATAGGTCTTGTTTGGCACTGAGGTCTTTGTGCATCGAACACCGTTTATGTAATGCGCCATGTTAGAGAAGGTTCCAACAAGTCCAGCAGATTGAGCGACGAAGCCACCGCTGGCTACAAAGTTAGAGATAATCTCAGAGCGTATAGTTTCAAGCGATACCGAACGATGCTGTATATCACCCGTTGCTACAACGGTTGCTCCTTGTACTGTTCCCGAAGCCGTTACACTCGTTGCTGTGACTGCTCCGTGTGTACCGTCTTGGTTGTGTTCTACTAAAACACCGTCAGTAAAGCGGTTGTCACGATAGGCACTGACTAGTATATAAACCCTAGTCGTGGCTGCTGCTGCATAGTTTCGGTTTGCATCACCGCCCACATAAGTTAGGTTATTGACTTGGGTGGCTCCTGATACGGTTCCCCTAAAGACGTTATAAGTCCCAGATATTCTGTTGCCGTCTGCGTCTGTTTCGTCTATAGCAAAGGTAACTCCAGTGCTCGTTGGCCAGTTAGTTGTTGAGGCTACGTTGATAGACGTATCGCCTATTGTGTAGCCTGGTGCTGATAATGTTGTTGCGGTACTTCTGCCGACTTTGTGAAAAAAGTCATCTGCTGATGCGCTCATTGGTTTACTCCTGTGTTATTTTTCATGCTTTTAATACCAAATCCTCTAGTCTAAACCCTTTAGAATTGACCGCAGATAAGATGTAATCTGATCCAGCCGTGTCTGCTACGACTTCCCAGCTCAACTCTGCCAATAATCCTTTGGGGCGAACTTTCAATACGGCGACTGATTTACCGTAGGTGTTTACAGGACCGGGGTCTGCGTCATATTCGTATACGTCATAAATCCAGTCTTCATAACCTGTTGGGGTGGTAGTAACGGTAAAAGAATCAGATCCGGTAGATTGTTGTACCCCTTTTCTAGTAAGACCTGTGGTGTTGATAGTGACCGTGCCTTTTGGATATAAGAGTTTGGCGTAAAGTTTTCTAATTTTAGCCAAGGTAAGTCCGTCTTCATCCCACACCATAGCCTTGAAAGCTGCACGGCTTCTAAATGGTGTGCCGTTGTCTTGGTGGGTTTGTGCGCCAGCTCTGGTAAACTCTAAAATGATGTTGTCTTGTAAGATACAAAAATGAGTCTTGCCTGAGTTGTCTTCGTACAGCCACATATCTTTGGCAGAAACAGGCCAGCGAAGAATCCAAGCATTTTTTCTAGCAGTGTCCATGTACCATATCTCGTTGTTTTCGGTGCTTCCGACTGGTAAAGCCCAGTAAAGTCTGTCCTGATATTCCAGTCCAACACACTTGTCAAGGCTTGATAGGCTGATTTTGTTCACGTCTGGTTCTATGGCGGTAGATATAGAGTTGGTCGTCAAAATGTTCATAATGTTTTGTGACGTGCCAGTGCTCTTAAAGTCTTGACCAGTTGGGTAAAAGATAGAATCTCTCGCCTTAATAGTGCCCCTTGGGGCGTAAGAGCCTGACTGCCCGTTAGATTCGTAAACATTTGGGTATACATAGGCGGTGTCGCCTACCGTTAAAGTTTCAAAAGATACATGAAATATTTTGCCACGTCCGGCTGCGCCCCTTGAGCTGACTGTGATAACGGGATCGCCCTTACCGTTTCTAAACCCAGTAACATAGTTCAGCTTAGTAGAACCACTTTCGTCTATTGGCACAAAACCGCCACCGTCTACACCAGCAAACGAACCGCTGTTAGGCCCTGAGTAGTACAGCTTGTTGTCTGAAGTGATACCGAATATCTGAGATGACCGTTCGTCTACATACATATAAGTAAACGCTGGTCCTACTGTTGAGTTAGAATTAGGTGCTTCTTTATAAGGGTTCGTTGCTAGAGTTCCCTTGTCTTCAAAGGTCAGTTTCTCTGTCGTAAAGAGTTCATACTGCACTGTGCTGGCAGAGCCGTAGTAAACGGTGTAACTGGTAGCGTTCGTGACAGTTCCCCAAGATACCGTTGTGTAATCGGTGTTTTCTATCCAGTCATCTCGTATTTTTCCGCTGTCTACACTCACCACAGCTGAAGCAATTGATTCTCCGACTTCATTATTAGCAGTAACTCGGTAGTAATGAGTATAAGTAGAACCAGTCATACCTGTCTTGGTAACACTAGAAATAGATGGTGTTGTGAGGCTGACGTATACTTTTATTGAATCGTCGTCTAAATCTACATACGATAAGTTATCCACAGCGTTGTATACATATAGACGACCTTTGTTTTGTACTGACATAGCCCATGCTTCGTCGTCATAGGTTCCGCCAATTAAAGTGAAAGCTCCGCCATCTTTTTGCTTGTATAGCTTGCCTGTGCCTGATACGTTCTGCATCCACATGAGGTATCGTTCGCTGTTTTGGTTAAATGCTCCCCTACCGATTATTGTGTTGGTTGGTTGTGTACCGTACTTCACTAGAGGCGGTCGTGGTCGTACTATGCCGTCCTGCACAAGTTCTATGTTGGTCATATCTGACAGCGAATCTAGCGGTCTTCGTGAATCTTCTATAGTAGATATGTAAGATTTAAGCCACTTGTTCTGGTGGATGTTTACTGGTTGTCGGGCTTTGCGTTTGTTTCGCTGGCTACCTACTGAGTACATTATCTTACCTCAGTGCTTCTTATCCTGTAATGATTGTGTGGGTTAGTCTTTGGCTGTCCGTAAGTGCCCCGTCGGTTGTTTCTAAGCATCTGTAAGTACAGAGAATTGGCTTTTTGGTTGAGGGCTTCGCTCTTGTCTTCGTAAACAATGTCGTTAAATGCTATCTCACTTGCTACGCTCATAACCGCCCAGTAAGGGTCTGCTATTGGTATCTCGTCTGTTTCATCAGTAAGGTCAGCTGGCATGTAATAACCTGGCAAATAAAGACCACCACCAACAATCTTGTCAGTGGCGTTAATAGTGTTCGTAAAGGTGATTGTTTTAGGGTTTACACCAGAGATGTATACCTGCCTGTTGTTAGTCCGTTCCTTAGGGCGAATAATATCAAAATAGATGGTTTGGTCGTCGGTCGTTAAAACGTAGGCTTTGTCGCTCGGGGCTATAAGAGTATCGTCACACTCGTAAGTAGAGTCTGTCGTTACGGTATCTACGAGTTTATCTTGCCACGTTTCATCCCACAGAACCTTAGAGTTGTTGTACAGCTCGTTTTTTTTGCGGTTTAGGGTATAAAGCCAATGTGTTGCTTCATCAGTACCAAAAGTAGGTGGGTCGTCATCAATGCCCCTGAGGACTCCGTTTGTGGCAATTAAAAATTGCCCAACAGTCATTATCTATTATCTGAAAGATTTGTGGTAATGTGTTTCATCGTCCAGCCTCGTGAATAGCTGACGAAACAGATTACTCGTTATGACTATATTATATCACGATTGCGTTTGTTCAATCAACTTCCTTAGCTGTCCTGTGACTGCTTTCGGATCGCCGAACCCAAACATCTTATACTCTAAATTACCTATTGAGCGTGTCTTGCCACCAGACTTTCTGCCAGATGATTTCTTTGACTTACCCTTAGCTCCAGTAGCCATACCAAGTTTACCGTGCAGGGTTTTCTTATCTATCAGTCCGGCTTCAAATAGCTGGTTTTCCACAGCTAGGGCGTTGTCTATGTTCTTGTCGTTGATAAGCCCTTGGTTATAAGCGTCTATCAGTCGTGTTTTGCTCAGTTTATAAAGGTCTTTTTCGTCTTCGTTTAGTTGTGAGTTATAAGCACTTCTGAGTATCTTTTTCTTTTCGTCTACAGCTTCTAATTTACCCAGTGTACCCTCTACACGCTTCTTTTCGTAGTTAGCCCACGCTTTGGCTGTTTCGTTTGTTACAGGTAGGTCACGTCCGTTGTTCCACTTCTTTAGGGTATCAACTATAGATTTGTCAGTTGTGGCGAGTTTGTTCCACTTACCCTTACCGTCTTTAGTAAGTCTGCTTTCACGCTCCAATAGTTTCTTGGCGTTGTCTGGTAGGTTGTCTGGCATGGTAGGGGTTTTGCCGTAGGCTGCTTTGGTAGCTTCAAGCGACTTGAGGTACTGTCTAGCCTCGGTGTCGGTCTTGGCTAGTTGTTCAATTTCTGATTCGGTCATTTTAGCGTACTTACCGCCGTATTCTTTTTTCTGTATGTTTTTGGCTTGGTCTAGGGTGAGATTTGTGCCTTTCTCGGCTTTTTTCTGTGCGTTAGTCTTACCGTCTGCATTTCTGAAGTTATCGCCTCCACCTCGCATATATTTAGGGTCATAGAATCTTATAGGTGATTCCAGTGCGTTAGATACAGTTTCAAATCCTGACTTCTTCTTTATACCTAGTGCGTCTTTTACTCCACCTGGTAATCCTTGCCCTGCTACATTCAAGCCCTCTCTAACCCATGGCTGTAGAGTGCTTTTGGCTACATAAGAGCCGCCTTGAGTTAATCTCTCTAATGGGTTTGCATCTTTATCTACTATTGGTTGGCCAAAGTAGTTTTCATTTGTTAGTAACTCACCTGCAGTTTTAACTGGCATAGACAAGAACGAACCAGCGTTTTTACCTGCTTCGCCAAAGTTGCCCGTTAGAGTGTTGTAACCAAACATAGCTGCGTTTCTTGGCACTGTAGCAATACTCGGCAAAAATGGTACGCCTAGTGTTTTACCGTCTGGGTCTACACCTGGTATCAAAACTTTATCTTTTTTACCGTCTGGGTTTTCCCATAAGTGTGTCCCGTTAAGTTCGTAGTTTAGGGCGTCATATGCTGCAAATACTACCCCAGAAGCTGCTAAAAACTTTGCGTTATCTCTGTATTCGGGTTTTAACATATTCCACTTGCCGTCTGATACACCTACTGATTTAGCGTTCTTAATCCAGAAGTTGAGCATTGATTCCCTAAATCTTGGTGCGAATAAGAATGTACCCGTAGCGTCATCTACCGCTTTTGGTCGCACCTTTGTCTTGTATAAGTCGGTTATGCCATAGAAGTTTTTAGTTGATTCTCCAGCTATTTTAGATGCTTGCTTAGGTGTAAGCCCTTTTTTGATTCCGTGCTTATAGATATTGTCAAAGTGTTCTGTCATAAGCACCGGCATAAACCTACTAAATGTAGCATCGTTAGTTATTTCGTTCCATGCTTGATTTATAGCCTGGCCAGTGCCCTTATTATTAAAAGCGTCTTTGATCCTGCCCATACCCTTTAATGAACCTTTATCTAGTGAGTATCTTACCCCTATGCCCTCTTTAGCCATCATCGCCATTGTAGGTGCTTTGCGCTCAAAATACTCTTGGGCAAACTTCTTGTTCATACCACCGTATAAGCCTTTCATAGCTTTTACAGGGTGTAACGCCATTGTTTCTTTCATTACTTGCATAAATCCAAAAGCGTTTAGCGGTGTATTCGGTACACCGCCAGATAGTACTACTGACTGCCATAGTGAGTTTACGCCCTCACCTTTTTCTAAAGCTTGTTCCATTACATTAGAGGCTTCTCGGCTGCCAAACATCGTGTTCAGTTTGTCTGCTACTTCCTTTTTGGCGTAGTAGATAGAACCGTCAGAGTTTTGCAATCCCTCGGCAATTATCGGTCTAAACCCCTGTACTGGCTCGCCACTAGCTTTTATGACAAGTCCTTCGGCTTCTAGTTCTTGCATATACCTACGTCCTGCAGCAGCTCTCTCTAAGTTCTTGTAATAAGATTTTAATCCCTCGGCTGGGTCGGTGTATTTGAGCTTCCAATCGGCTAGTTCATCACTCACACGGCCTTGAGTACGCCCTGTGCCTCTTTGCAATAGGTCGTATTGGGCTGCTGACATTTGGTCGCCAGTCTTCACGTTTACATACTCTCTTGGGTAGTAGTCGTGCTGATAGCCCATGTCTATACCCTTTTCTTTAGTGAAGTAAGTATATAAGTCATCATAGGTCTTCTTTAGATCGTCCGTAGCTTTCTGAACTTTTTTATTCACATTAGTAGATAGTGGGTTATCTTTATGTAAGATAGTAGCTAGGCTTTCTTCATCAGTAAGTTTGTGTGTCTTTTTGAAGTCCATAGCCTTCATGTCGGCTGTTATCTTAGCTGCTTCAACATCGCCTAAGTATTCTCGGCTAATTCGTTCAAAAGCTTTTTTCTTGTTCTTATCTTTAAGCGTTACATTGTAGAGTTCTTCTAGTTGTTTTGCCCCAACATCAGGTGTATTCTTAGGTTGTGAAAGTTTTATCTTTTCTGTTGGCTCTTTTACTTGGACATTTTGTGTATCTGTTTGTAAAGACGGCTTTGCAGAACTCTGACGAGGAACTGTACCTACCTGCCTTTCTGTTGGGTTTGGGTTCGCTATGGTTTCTTTGGTTTTCTTTATCTTAGTATTCTTACCCTCTAAAGCGTCTTGGAGGGTGGGTTTAGGAGATGATTTTGGTATAATAGGAGTATTACCAGTTTGGTTCGGTAGATTATCCGCTAAGGAATCATGAACGCCAAGCTGGTTTTTTGTTTGGCTATATTGTCCGTTTATCCTTACCAGCCCTTTATGTGGCTCGCCACCGCCGTCCAAGTATTTTACATATTTAGCTAGTTGTGTTTTTTTATCTCCGCTAAACCCGTAGTCGTATAGCATTAGTGAGTCTGACTCAGAAACTCTAATTTTGCTAGCATCCGCTACTACCGTTTGTTTTTTCTCAACTTTAGGCTTGAGCGCATTTCTTCGCTGTCTTTCAATAGAATCGTTAGTGGCTTTCAGCTCATCTATTGCTTTATTCAAACGCTTAGAATCATCTATGGTTCGTTCTAAGCTGGCATATTGTTTCTTCTGTCGTGCATTACTTATCCCAGCCCTACCAGTGACATAAGCGCCAGGCATATCATTCTGGTTGCTAAGTCTGTTATTAAGTGCCTCTATTTCATTCTCTAGCCTATGTTTTTTACGGGCTAACCCATTACTCGGTATAAACTCTGTCTTACTTACTTGTGGGGTCTTCTCTATTGGTGCGCCCTTAGGGTCTGCACTCATAGCCTTGCTAGTACCGTTTCTGATTTTTGTATTTTTTGGTGGTTTATAAGTCAGTAAATCAGATTGGTTTGGTGCTACTTCTGCTATGTCTTTGTTAAATTGCTCTAGCCCGTAAGTTTTCGTGTATTCTTGAGAGTCAGTTAGCAGCCTAGTTTCTGGTAAATCTTCTGCTAGTTCTATGGTTATTCTGTCTAGTTTTTCCTGAGCAGTATTTATAGCTTTTTCGTTACCGTTTGCAATGTCATCTGCGTTTTCTCTAACATAGTTTTTGTAGTCATCTATGAATGGCTTTTCCACCTCCGTCTGAAGCAACTCAGCGTCATTTATTTTTTTATTTATATTGTCGTACTCTTTATTGATTTTGTTATACTTAGCATTTGTCTTATTGCGCTTTCCAGCGGGAATTATACTAATATCTTTATCTAACTCATCAAGCCTTTTGTTAAGTTCTTCAAAACGATTATCTTGGCCTACACTTCTTGCATAGTCCGCATTGCTATCGTCTAACTTATTTTGTATTTGTCTTATAAGAGTTGCGCCTTTGCCACTTCTATCATTAAGCATAGACCTTAGTTCATTTGGCGTAATATTCACTAAAGTAGTGCCACTGTCACTTGTGCGTTTTGGTAGCATATAGCGTTTATCTAATTCGTTCCATAGCTTTTTAGCTTCGGCTGCTGTGTATGGCTTGCCATTACCTAGAATAATTTGTTGGTTTCTAGTGATGACATTATCTAAGTTTGCTACTTCTGGGTCTTTGTAGAACGGATTAGCCACAAATCCGGCCTGATTCCTAGAGTTCATACTCTTTTTAACTGAATCTAGCTCTGCGTATTTAGCGTTTATCCTTTCATCTAAAATAGGTATCAAGTCTGGTCGTCTAGTTTCAGCGATGCTTCGTTTACCAAGTAAATCTTGTATTTGTGCGCCAATTTGGGTTTCTTTTAGCTTGAGGTTTTGCAGGGCTTCACCTGTTGGCTTGCCAGCATCTCTGACTAGTCTTGTGGTAGCTTTCACACCTTTGCCCGTTGCCTTGGCTATGGTTGGTAGGCTGCTTGCTCCGATAAATGCTAGGGGCATACCTGCACCCATCGCAGCACCAGCGCCAGCTCCGGTAAGAGCTTGCTTAAAGGTTGCGTTGGGGTCTTGTATATATGCAGAAGTCCCGCCAGCAATACCACCAAGGGCTGCGGTTTTGGCAGTATCTATTCCAAGGCGTTTAGAGCCTGCTACAAGCCCTGTTGTGACTTGTTTGGCTGTACTAGCACCTTTTGCTAGTTGGGCTGCTCTAGCGGTCTGATATGCGCCCTTAACACCAGCTTTAGAAGCTCCAGCTACGCCAAGGGTTGCTAGGTCGGCTAATAACGATGCAGAAGCAGCTGCGATCCGTTTAGGGTCGTTTTCGCTGGCTACTTTGGCTCGTACTTCGTCCATACCGCTCTGGTATTCACCGCCGTAGGTATTCAAGTAGTTGATAGCAGCTTGTTTACGGTTTTCGTCTGCGGTAGGGTCACGCAAGGTTTTCAGCATTGTGCCGTATACTTGGGTGTCTATTTTTCTAGCAGCTTCTTCTGAGGCTTGAGCGTTCTTGTAGTCGTTAGTATTCACAGCAGCAGCGTTACCAGTAAATCTACCTATAGCTACTGGGGCTTCTACGATTCCATAACCAATGTTTTTACCGACATTTGCTAATGTATCGCTGGCTTTTTGAACATTGTCTTGCAGGGTAACTACTGGGGTGTCTTGTGACTTCCATGCTGCATTTCTTAATCTCTGGTCGGCTTGATTGGCTATTTCTACATTAGGTGACTGGGTTGCTTTTAATAGTGAGTTATATCTCGCTAGCTCTAAACCACTGTTGCGTTTGTAGTTGTCCATTTCAGTGTTGGCATCAAAAACATCACGCACCTTGTCTAGCACGTTTTGTTTTGGCTTGGACACTACGCCGTTTTGTATGGTTCTTTTGTTCTGCGTTACAGCAGGGGCAGGGCGTTGTCGCTCTGTCCTTACTGTCTGTGCAGTTTTACCATTATCAAAGGGGTTTACCTGAGCAGTAGCTTCTTCTAGCCAGTTTCTAAGTGAAAAGCCCATCAGAGCCTCCTTAAAGTATTTCTTCTTCTTGTTGTTTCTTCAAAAATTGTGCATACGGGCTATTTGGTTGTGCGCCCATTTCACGGTTAGCGTTTATTGCTGCTCGGTCTACCATGTAGTCTTTTAGAGATACAGGGGTGCTCTTAACATCTCTTGCTGTAATGCCCTTAAAGTACTGATTTGGTAAAGCGTCAATTTGGTCTTGGTAGCCAAGGTATCTATCTGTGTAACCACGAAGAGCGTCGGCTGGGTTTTGCCTAAGGAGTTGTGCTCGTCTTGCTGCGATATCAGATAGTGAATTGTTGAGGGTTTGTCGTTGTCCGAGTACGCCGGCTTCAAAGTTTTCTCTGCCTTGGCGTTTCTGTGAGTCTAGGTCACCTAGTAGTGCGTTGTAGTCAGTTTCGCTGTCTTTTCTAGCTGTAGCAAGTCCACGCATATTCGTGGCGTAATCACCGAGTACACCGCTTCTGTTCTGTGAAGCAACTTTAGCAATACCGCCATGTAAGTCGTCCATAGCACTTGAACCAGCTGCACCAGCAAGTCCTAAAATACGCCGTACACTGGCTGCAAGTGAGTTTGTGTTAGCATCTACTTTACCAAAAGCGTCCACCTTTTTGGTCTTGGTGTCTTGCTCTTGGGTGTCGTAAGCTGTTTTAGCTTTAGAATATGACGTGTTGGCTTTGTCTAGGCCACTCTGGTATTGATTGTCTATGTTCCGCAGACCAATGTTTCTTGTGTTGTCTAGGCGAGCCATGAGGTTGTTATAGAGTGCTTCTTGGCTGTTCAGGTAAGCTAAGTCGTTAGGGTCGTAAGCTGGACCTCTTGAGGCTGTGCCAGTAGTTGAGTTGTTCTTGGTGGTTTGGTTGTAGTTGGTTGGGGTTTGCGCTGTGTTGGCTGGAGTCTGCCCCCATGTGCTAAAACCGCCATCATTATAAGTGACTTGAGCTGGCGATGCACCGTTACCACCGCTCTCTACCCAGTCTTTCACTGCGTCTGCTGCGTATACAACAGGGTTGCTGTATTTAGCAATAGATTTTCCTACGTTTACTGCTGAGTCAAATAAACCCATAAAAAACTCCTTATGTATCTATTCAGATGTTTTAAGGAGTAGTTATCTAGCGCAAAAGTGTTGCACTACTTTGTCGTCTTTTACGGCAACGCCAGTTACTGTGTAGTCTTTGTTTAGCATTGCTTCTCTGTGTGGTTTAGAAGTAAGCCAGCCATTGACTGCCACCGTGCTATAGTCACCTGTGTTTCTATAAACATGGTTTAGGTTCTCGCTAAAACGGCAACCAGCATCTTGCTTATCTATCATTTTTACGCCTGTCACTGGGTCCTCGTGACCATAATAGTTTCTAGCCACCATGTCGTCTGCTCGTGCTTGAGCGGTTTGGTCTAATCTAGCATCTCGTATAAGCGGTTTTACACCAGCTTTGATACGTTCTTGATTTACTAGGTTGAATATAGTGTCTGCGTTAAGGGGCACGGTTGTAGGGGCTTGTACGGTTTGTGTAGCAGGTAGGTTGGGTACAGGTTCTTTGGACTGTATGTATAGATATCCAGTAAAGAATAGTGCTGTCGCTACTACTATTGCTGGTATAGCTGTGAGTGCCACTACCTTAACCTTTTTCATAGGGGCATTATACCACTTTTTACATCATATTTCAAGTGTAACTACTTGTTAAAACATCTGAATTATTAAAGAACTAAAATTGTTAAATGATAGTTCTTCCGCTTGGCCTCGTAGGGTATCCTTTAGCTTAACGTAGAAGTGTAAAGTTGGATCTGAACTAAAGAGCTGGCGTAGCAGTTTCTTACCTTTATTATAGCATATTCTTTTAACCATTACGACTTCCCCCCTACTACTAGCAAGCGCAAGGTAAAGTGTAGGTAACTTATACAGAATAGGCTGATATAGAACGGATAACTAAGCTGTTATCAAGTTGTCTTCTCTCCCACGCTCTATTCACGCTATACCACTACCTAGTAAGGTTGTCCTAGTTTACATTTAGTCAGGTTAGGACTACGCCTGTAGATAGTGCTACATTCGGTTTTACTGGCCGAGAACAGGTTTTGTATAAGTGCTTGTACACTTTACCTAGCTATTAAAAAGAGCCAGTCACTATCAAAACATGTAGTTGATAATGAAGCTGGCGTGATCGCTCGTGCTTGTTTGTGTGGGCTTTGAGCAATCAAAACTTACTTTTAGTATAACAAAAAACCCCCGATTGCTCAAGAGGGTTTAGTGTTGCTAGCCAAAGAGTAACACGTGTTATTTGTATTATATCACATTATTTCAAACCAAGAAACTTACCAACAGTTAAAGTTTGGTTTACGTTATATTGTTAGCTGCGATAGTTCCAGTGCCACTGTCGGTCATATCTGCAGTAGGACCCCATAGGTTATCTCCTATATACTCGTAGTCGTTAAGTTGCCACTGTTATCTACTGTAATACGCCATCTTGAAGCATTTGGGGCTGTTAGGATAACGCCTTTTGCTGTATCGCCAATCTCCATATCACCGTCTAGTAACTTCACACTTAATGTATTACCACCAGTGCCGTAGATAGCTAGCGTCCCGCTTGCATTTGAGCCAATGTTAAAGTCACCACCGTCTGTATCAGATGTGATAGTTATAATCCCATTAGTACCTTTAACCTGGATATTATGCCCATTACTGTCTAAGTTACCGCCTAACTGTGGGGTAGTGTCTTCTACTACGTTATTTATGGCGTTAGGATTAGCAGTAGCACCAGTAGCGATTCCTGCTAGTTTGGATTGTTCTGTAGCGGTGTAGGCTTTGTTGGTTGTGCCGTCTGGTATGTTGTCTTGAGTAAGTGAAATATCTCCTGCTACTTGAGTGATTGAGTTTACTGATACGGTAAGTCCATCAGCTCCAGCAGGTCCTGGTACGGTAGAATCAGCACCAGTAGCTCCTGTTGCACCTTTATTAGCTAGAACTTGCCAGTAGGTTGTATCGGTAGGCAACGTGCCAGCAGCAGCGTCTACATACATAACATAAGATGAGCCGTTGTAATCAACTGAGTCGCCAACTGAATAGTCGGTTGAATTATCATATGCACCTTTAGGTACTAGACCGCTAGGTATTACTACTGGTGTGTTCTGATTCAGCAAAAAGACTTTTTGTACTGGCATTTTAACTCCATATTTCCGTTATTTCTGTGCCTGTTATTGTGGTGGTCAAAGTTCTTACTCCATCTGTTTCAATAATTATATTGGGGGTTGATATATCGGTTGTGATGTCAGCGTTCGGTGCAAAAGGTGAAGTCTTTACTGCTCCAGTAGCATCTACCGTCAAAGGTGCTGCGTTGCCATCAGCATTGACGGCTGGCCATGATGAACCACCACCGCCTCCGCCTGTGGGTAAGTCTTCTAGTAGTTTGTTGGTTTTCTTCTGCTGCTTGACCACTTCTGATACGTCAAACTTGGGTAGTTCTGGGTATTTTATGCCAGCTATTGCCGTCTTAAAGGCTTTTTCTAGGTCTTTGCTTAGGGGCTTGAGGTCTGGGGCATCTACTTGAACGGTTGGGGCTTCTACATTTACGACCGGGGCCTCTACGTTTAAGTCTTGGGCTTTGATCGCTGCATTGACTTCATCTAATGCTTTTGCCAATGCGTCAAACTTGTCTGAATAATCTATTTCTTCGTGTTCGGGTATTTCTAGCTCTACTTTGTCCTTGGGGATAGCTTTTACTTCTGCAAGCACACGGTTCATAACCTCTGTAAGTGGGGTTATGTCGGTATTCTTGTGGGTTTTAAGCGTTTCATGCAGTGAGTCTATACTTTGTATGTATCTCTCTGCATCTTGGCGTGTCGTAAAATCTTTTATTTGGTTTACAACAACCGTTTTCGCTATATTACCCTCTAAATAGTCCAGTAGCATCGCAAAAGACTTAACGACGGTTTCTTGCATATCAAGTTGCGCCAATTTGTTCTCTAGCTTTTCTTGGGCTTGAGCTTGCCTATTGGCGTTATCTTCGTTGATTTGTTTGAGTCGTGTTAAGTCCATAGCGATTATTGGTAAGATACTGTTATGTCTGATGCTGCTGCGGTTACGATAGTTAGACCGTTTACAAAGGATACATCATAGATAAAGGTTGATCCTATAACTGGTGATGCTGCGATTGTAGCAATCTTTGTACCTGCTGCTGAAGTGTTGTCATAGACAGTGATTGTGCCAGCTGCGGTCGTGTTTACCGTAATACAGTGAAGAATACCTGCACCGCTCTTGACAACAGTTGTTGTAGCCGAGGCGATGTTCTTGTGGGTGTATGTCATTATAATTCCTTTACTTTAGTGGGCAGTTTTTACTCATGCCCAGGAGTCAGAACTATGCTTGGAACGTGAATGTTCCGCAAGAGTTCAAAATCTTCCACCCTGTAGCGTCAGCATAAGCTAACTCTACAAAGCTACCGACTTCTTGGTTAGTGAAGACAACGTCTTTGTCGTCTGCACCTACACCTGCGTTAGCAGCACCAGCACCAGCGATTAAATCGTTAGCGTTAGGACTGATAGTTACAGTGATGTCGGGAGCACCAACACGCACGATATAGTGGTGTGCTGCGCCTACTGCTGGAAGTGTTAGTGTAGCAGTAGCAGTTACGTTAGCTACCTTACCGCTGTGTGTGGTAAGAGCTAGCGTGGCGTTACCGGTTATGTCTACGCTGTTAGCGTATCCAAATGAACCGAGGTTTACTTGAGCCATTTAGTCTATCCTTTCTTGGTAGATTGAGCTTTAGGTTTCAGGCTCTCTTTCTCTAACTCTTTGAGGCGTTCTTCGTCTTGTATCATTTTGATACGTTGTAAAGTACGAATTCGGGCCTTTTCCCTTACAAAGTCTAATCTACTTAGTGTTTTCTTTACTTTTTTAAGTTCAATTTTTACGTCGTCGTACATTTTCTCCCTTTCGGTTTATTAGTACAACTACAAGCCTATCTAGCCAGCCATGTGTATGCCAAGTTGGTTCACTCGGTTGGTGTCAATGAAAGCATCGTAAGTTACACGACCTTCAATTGCCCATCCGTTGATACCACGAGGGTTTTTGTGGGTAACGTAGTCAGTCAAAACGTCTGCAAATGTTGTTACATCTGGGTGTGTGATGATCATGTTTACGTTAGTACCTAAGCGAGCTGATGGAGCTGTGCGGATAGCTACGCCATCTACTGTTCCAATGTCGCCTTTTTCTAACTTAGCTTGGCCTTTGTCGCTAGCAAGTACAAAACCACTCTGTTGTAAGAAGTTGTAGTACTTAGGTAGCATGACAGCCTTAAAGCCTTCAGAACCGCCTTCGTTGTTCTGTATGTCAGCACGAATGGCTAGAAAATCTACCCATGCGTTAGATGCGCTTACAGCAGCGTCAGTAACGATGTCGTCACGACTTGCAGCAGCACCAGCTGTTACCATAGCAGCGAGAACGTATGCGTCCACTTCTGGGATAACTTCAACACGGAGCTGTTCTGCAAGAACTTCACCGGGCTTTAGTACGCCCATCTGTTGGTCGTTGTCCAAGCGGTCTATAACACCAGCGAATGAGCTATCTTGGCTCACTTGCCATGTTTGGATGCTTGTAGTTGCGTTTTCTGGATTACCATAGCGGTTGTCACCGCCAGTTCGGTCGTAGTCATTCATGGTGAATGTGCCACGAGTATAAACTTTCACGGTATCTACACCGGTCCAGTCATATTTCCTGTTAGTTAAACCACCGATCACAGTCTTGTCTTTCAACACCTGTGATACTTTGGGGCTAAACTTTGAGGCTAGGTTTACACTTGCCATTATATTTATCTCCTGTTACTAGCCTCATCTATCTGTTACTCCCAAGCCTTGTCAAAGTCTTCAAGATCCTTGTCTACTTTGGTGGCTTTTGGTGTTCTGGTCGGTAGCGTAATCGCTCGTGCCTTTGCCTGTTGTTTCGTTTTGGCTTCTTGAACTGCCCCAGCTTGGGTAAGTTCCTTAATAGATTCGGCTTTTTTTACTAATGTTTTGTACACATCGCCCCGGACTTCTATTGGTCGGCCTTGGTTGTCTTTTACTATGTTGTTGGCTTCAAACTCGTCTACTGCCTCTAGTAATTGTCTTTTGGCTGCTTCTGAGCCGGTACGAAATAAATCTATATCGGCTAAAGCTCTCTGTATGCCTATCTCTAGCTTTTCTGCGTTGAGTTCGGCTTTCTGCACCTTTAGATTGTACGCATCTACTTCTGCTTGACGTTCTCGTAAAAGTTCGTCGTCACCCTCAGCTTGCGCCAAGTAGTTTTGAAGTCGTTCTGCTTCAAGGGCTTTTTTTGCTTCTTCAGCTTCTTGACGGGCTTGCTTCTCAGCAATTCGTCTTTGCGCCATTTCAGCGTTAAAGCGTTTCCGCTCTTCTTCTGGGTCTGTGTCCTCCCCATCAGATTGTTCGGGTTCGTCGGGTTCGTCTGATTCTTCATCTTCGGTTTCCGACTCGTCTTCTTCGGTTAGTTTGTCTGCTTCGGTTGATTCGCTGGCCGGCTCATCTTCCTCATCAAACTCTAGGTCAGAAAACGTTGTATCGTCTTCTTCTAGGCTAACGTCATCAGACGCTTGGGCTTCATCGGACGGGCCAACGTCTTTTGTCGCCTCTACAGGTGTATCTTCTACATCTGCCATATTCTCTCCTTTCTTTAGTCTGCCTTTATACCGGGCGAGGGTCAGCAGTTACCGTTGCGAGCGTGGAGCTGGAGGTCGCTCTAGTGGATACACTTGATGTACCCACTACAATTACCTCTTATGAATATGATGGTTGGCGTGTGTTCCTATCTCACAACTTAAAACCAAGCCCCTATCCACCCACTTGTGAGTGACTGCTGGCAAGTTATCTAGGTCAAAGGTAAACTCACTTCTTACTTTGAGGGCTTCGTGTATTTCTTTACGAATATCTAGCTTCTTCTCAGCGTCTTGCTCGGCTTCGTACTTGTCTTGTAGTTCTGCTATGGTGTCGTCTGTCATTTCGCCCTCATAATTGCTTTTATCTGCGCTTCTAAGCCACTGATAGAGTCTTTGTATAGGTTAAGTGCCAATATAAGTGACTTGGTCTGTTCTTCGCTTGTGTCTACCTGCACGGTGTCTAATAGTTTCAAGATGGTAGCTTTCTTTTCTTTGGCGAGTAGTTCTATCAAAAGTTCAGCAGATGGCAGTATTTTAGCTTTTTGATTGGCTTTTTGGCGTTTCTTTTCTTTCTTGGCTGCCTCTAAGCGTTGTAGTTGAGCTTGCGATGTTAAGCCAGTGTACAAAAGTCCGTCGTTACGCATTTTGAGCCTCCATGAGTGCTGCTTTTATTTCTTCGGGGTCTTTGCCTTGGTATTCAGCATCTAGCATCTCTGCTGCGGTCTCTTGGTCAATGCCGTATTCTTTCATCACCGCTTCTAGGTTAGCCTGCACTTCATCAGGGCTTATTTCTTCTTGCATTGGGGCTTCTTGCATGGCTTCTGGTGGTTCCGTCGCTTCCGGTTCTGCCGGTGGCATACCGCCCATTTGTTCAGCTTGCATTTGCTCCATTTCATCAGCTTGTAGTTTTTCAATAATCTTGTCATTGTCGGTGGTGAGTTTTATGATTGTGCCAAGTAATTCGCCTTTATTAAACTTATACCCAGATTGTATGAGTACTTGTTCGGCTGTGGGGTCCATAGCGGTAAGTTCTAACACTTTTAGTAGACCCTCTAGGCGTTTCTGTTCGTCTTTAGTCTTGTCGTCTTCTGCGTCTATCTCAAAGTCAAAGGTTGCTCTGGCATTGTCCCAGATTATCTCTAGTTCATTAGAGGGGTTGCCGTCTTCATCTACTGGGAACTCTAGCCCAGCACTTTGTAAGCGTTTTACTTCATCGTCTGATAGTTTCATCAAATCAGTACCCTGCATGTTGGCAAAAGTAAGGTTTATGAGGTTCTTGGCGACTGCTTCATAGGTAACATAAAGGTTATCTTTGAAGTCGTCATCGTCTATAGATAAGTTAGCTTCTTGGAACTTTACACCAGCGGGGGTTCTTGATTGCATCGGATCACCAGCAGCAGCACTGACAGAAGTATCGCCCATCGGGATAAGTTTATTGAGTGAGGCTTGGTACATCTGCATCCTTGTGGGGAGCTGGTTATACACACCGTTCGCCATTTCTACGATATCTACTTGAGCGTTACCTAGATACCAGTTGGCTTCTTGCGCATAGACCATTGAGTCTTCGTCTACTTCATCTTCGTTACCCATAATCTTCTTGGGTGGTCGCAATCCTAGTTGCGTAGCAAGCACGTCAGCTTGGCGCATATAATCTAGTACGTTTTGAGTACCACCGGCAAGTTTTACGATACCTACACCGTAAGGGTTGTTGAAGTCTTGGTAACAGTACAGGTATTTGACTGGTATATCACCTGTTGGGTCGGGGTTTTCCCATTCTCGGACTGTCTTATCTGTGCCTTTGTGATACATGTAAAACGGAGCTTTTACGCCACGTTGAAATGCAATACAAAACTTAATACCACCCTTGACGACTGATTTGTTCTTCTTGTCTTCGTGGTCTTGGTCTGATTCTCGGTCTTCGGTAAGATTGGCGGAGTAAATAGCTTCTAGTGCTGGTACATCCCACTTGTTGTAGCCGTCTTGTGGGTTTTCTTTGGTTTCGGCTTTGGCTTGTTCTATTAAATCTCTGACTTGCTTTTTGGTGTAGTAAATATCCCAAAAGATAATATCTGAATCGTAGTCTGATACTTTGCCTGGTTCTAGTTTCACGTCTTGTACATATGGCAGTATGAAGTCGGCGGTTGTTTGGCCGTCCTTGTCCATTAGTAATGAGATGATTGGCTGGCTACCGTAGATGGCAGCTTTTCTTACAGCGTCTTTTATTTTACGTGTAAATGGTGCTTGAGCGTTGGCGTTGGGCACAATCTTGTTTTCCCAGTAAATATTGGCAAGTTCGGTAATCCACTCATCATCAGCGTCAAGAGCCTTGGCACGTCCGGTGAGGTCGTTACTGACAATTCTTTTAGGGAGTTTGTACAAAGCAGCTGCGAGTGAGCCGTCGTTTACTTCTGGGAGGTTCGGATCTAAATCGTCAAGTAAGCCGTTGTCTGCGAGCCTTTCATATTCTGGGTAGTTTCTGCGCCACTGTAATGCTTCGTCTGTGGCTGAGGTGTATAAGTCCTTTATATCTTCTGGTTCAAAAAAGGCCATCCGTGTTCCTAAGTCTTTGACAGTGCTTAGGTACAAGATGGCTGTCTTTGTTTACATTATAACATATTTTCATAGTCTAGGGTACTTCTCTTTCACAGTGATATACCGCTTGATAATCCTTGTTGGTTCACCGTGCTTTGTTTCTATTGTGAGGGTGAGTTTGGGGCTTCCCTCTTTTAGTATGTGTTCTAGGGTGTGCTCTATGTCTTGTTTGAGGGTATAAGATGATGTTGCCATTGGTTTTTCTATCTCTACGACGACTTGCGATAGTTTTTCATAGTATGATTTTTGTTCTATCTTAACCGAGCCGTCTGGTTGTTTTGTGTATTCAGTCTGCTTCTGGTGTTTTGGTTGCATGTCTACTCCTATACATGGAATTTTAGTCGTTTAGGTTTCTTGTGGCTTCTCGTGCGTACCACAGGTGGGTTTTCGGTTTGGTAGAGCTGGTAAGCCCCAGCACAACTAATAACTGCATCGTCATGGGCGTTTGTGTCTGCCTCTGGCCTACCGTTCTTGTTTACGATAAACGATTGGTGTTGTTCTATGGTTTCTTTGTCGTATATCTTTATTAGTCCGGTGTTGAAGGCTGTTAGCCACTCTCCAAGCATGTTTGGCCTAGTTACTTGGTTTGTATCCCAGCCAATGGTGTCTTTGTCTTCATCATCCTCTTTTTTTGCGTGGTATATAGTGTACTTGCCTTGCTGATTTGTAATGTTTAGGTTGTGCATTTCACTAGCACCACCATTTTGTCGCTCTAAGGCTACCACTGGTTTAACCCCTGTTTTATCGTATATCCACTCTAAGGATTGCCTTATGTAAGGCGTGGCTTCTGCTGCAACCCCTGGGCTTTGCATTACTAAAGGTATATCCATGCGTGTCTTAGACATGTACTGCACAAAGTTACTATCTACACCACCTTGAGCGCAATCGCCAAAGACTACAAAGAACTCGCCCTTTTCTATCTCTCTAAAGAGCCTGAACATACATTACCTCTTTAATTGGGTCTTTTATGTTGCGTATGTGATTCAATAAAGCGTCTTCATCAAAGAATGTGCTACCACCAGCTATAAAGGCCTCTTGTTCGTATGTGGGGTATTCCCGTAGCTCATGCTTATCATTGAGGTTATCTGTCTTCTGATAGTGCCAATAGCATTGATCTACCGATGCTTTGTTTTCTTCTAGTAGTAGCTCGTAGTATTGAGGCACTTCCCAGCCTGCAGGTGCTTGCCTGGTGTAATCTTTGTGTAAGTACCATGCTAAGAATCTACTCTTATAGTCGCCTCGGCCTTCTTTACCTTTAAAGTATTCTTCTGCAAAATAGTCTGCCCTTATCCTGCCTGTTGATTCTCTGAATATCTTACCGTAGTTGTCCGGTACTTGTTTCTCGGCTGCGGTGATTAGCTCTTTAGCATTAAGAATCTGTGTATTGGGGTAAAAGGCTGGTTCTGACCAGTGTATGTTTTGTTTAGTACCACCACGACCACTTACTTTCGCTGATGCTGTTTGAGCATGGTACTGTGCGCCCCTACGCTTTGATATAAGTTCACCATCTGCATCTACCTTTAGGAATGATTTGCGTAACTGTAGTATAGCTTCGGTATCTTCCATATCTTCTATACCGCCCCCCTGGTCTTGTACAACGTATGAGTTTAGAAATAGGTTAAATCGTGCCACATGAGCTTTGGTTTCGTTTTCTTTGTGTGAGTATATGTCTGAATCTATTATCGGTATTTCATTTAGTTCGCTTAGTATAAAGTCAGTGGCAAATATACCTGTTATCACTGAGCTAATACCAAACTGTCTACCTTTTAGGTTGTTCTCTCTAATACCTTGTAGTTCTTCGCCATATTCTTCTAGCAAGTCTTCATACCATAAGTTCTGAACATCATTAAATATAAACGGTACTAATATGCCTTGCTTGTTCTTGATAAAGAAGTTGTCTTGTATAAAACCTCTATAATCAATCTTTGACATATTTACTCTTTACTACGTCGCCCTTATTAAAGATTATAGTTGTGCCACCCTTGTCCTTAGGTTCTAATGCTTGCATTATCTTTAATGCTCGGTCACTACCTTTTAATCTGGTTTCTATATCATCTGCATTGAGTGCATCATCTATTGGCTTTAATGCTCTTTCGGGTGTAATGTTTAGTTTTATCCTTGCTAATTCTACGGCTTGTTGTATACTTGGTTTTCCTAAGTTTTCCACAGCTAGTGCTGATGCTATACGTTCTGGGTCTTTCCCCTCTATGTCGTAGGCATCTAGTGCAGCCTTTGTCTGTGTTTTGCCTTCTGCTATACCTCTAACAAACAGAGATTGTTTTCTAGTAAGTTTCTTAGCCATTAGTAAACTCTGATACTTTCGTTATGTTTTCTTGCTGGGATAGTTTTTCGTCATCACGGCCTTTGAGGTAGGCGTGGCGGTACATTCCAGATAGAACATCAAGGAATTGTTTTCTACCTTCAAACTTTGGGTGTCTGCGTGATTCCAACACTTTGAGGGCTTGGGTTGTTCTAAACCGAAACCATTGTTTGTCAAAATCCGGGTCTTTTACTTCTATCATATATCCCTTTATTCACACATAAGAAAGGCTACTTTTTATGCAACAACAAGGAGGTGGTATGGTGTTTTTTCGTAGCCTTTGTACTAGCAGTCTAGGTTTTATTAAACTGCTCTTATGTAAGAGTAAAATAAAGTGTTGTTACCATTATTATACCAAATTGCTCGTGTTTTTACAATCTGTGGAAAAGTCGGTGAGGTGCTGGTCTATCCGTTCTTTGTAGGATCTGATGCGATCTGGTTCTTCGCCAAGTGCCTGTAGTCTATACAAGATATAGTTAATTTCTGCTTCAAGTTTCTCCATTTTCAAACCTTTCTTGCCAGTCACGAGCACGCCACTCTTTGATTAGTTCTTCTGTGGTTGGTTCTGGTTGTTTCTCACTCATTTACAGTACTCCTTTACTTTCTCTCTTAGTTCTTGGCGGAGTAGGTTGCGTATATTGCATTTACAGGTCTTTGTGCCGTCTGTTGGTTGCCAATCGCAACGCTCACAAAACCATTCTTCTTCGTTCCACAATCCCTCTACTTCTTCTCCTATTAGAGATAATAGGTCTGATAGTACAGCTTGCTTGGCTTCTTTGGTTGGCTCAAAATATATACGCCAATCACCAGGTATTAGGTCTAGTCTGTCATCTAGGGTCATTGGTTCTCTCCTTTTTGGTTGGTGGTTAGCTGTTCCAATTGAGCTATTCGCCCTCTTATCTTTGCGGTTGATACAGCTCTTGCTGGCTTATCTCCGTGATAGATTACAAGGTGGCTCATTATATTCTTGAGTTCGTCTATCCTCGCCTCTAACGCCACACGCTTCCTATCGGCGGTGATGAGTTGCAGTATTTCATCAACGCTGTCGTGGTCTAAGTTTGCTTGACCGTTAAGGTTAGCCTGTTTCCATACAGTTATTCGCAGGTTTAATAGCTTCTCTCGTAGCTCCTTATCTTGTTCTGTAGGTGTCATACTTCACACCAATCTACGCAACCGTCTTTTACTAAGTGTCCATAGGGGCATTCTCTCATACTTCCTCCAATGCTTTTAATAGGTTCTGCTCGAACTGGTCGATGGCCATATCCCATGCATCATCTGGATTTTCACGCCATATCTGTGTGTCAGCCCTACCTGGCTTCGCTTCCGCCACCAGCTCTTTTATGAGTGAAGTGATATAGGCTTCCATCTCATCAATGAACTCTTGCTCACTGAAGTTGTCGTGCCATACGTTTCGCAGATGACGCTGCAATTCAGTGTCTTTGCTCTCATCAGGGAATATCTCCTCTAGTCTTTTGTTATAGTTGGTCATTGGTTTGCCTCCTTACAGCTCGTGGTCTTTTCTTGGCACTTCTTACAGCATGGCTTACTTCTTCGTTATGCCTATGCCACTTTGCACGGTAGCTATCAAACTCGTCACATAGTTCTTTCACCTCGGCGTATGTGAGAGTAGTATCATTATGTTCGATGTAATCCCAGAACATATCCCCATTAGCTACACCGCAACAGTCGCAAGCGTAGGGTGGATATTCACTCATTTTGTTAGGAGAGGTTGTCATAGTTCCTACAACGCTTTTAATAGGTTCTGCTCGAACTCGTTGATGGCGAAATTATATCCGCCATATCGGTAAAACCTGCACCTACTTTCGTCGTCTAGTGTTGATTGCGCCTGTTGGTCTTTCTCGGCTGGCTTCGCTTCCTCCACCAGTTCTTTTATGAGTGTGGTGATGGCTTGTTTGGCTTCTGCAATCCGTCTATCTATACACTCAACGGTGCATCCGATGACTCGTATCTCCTCAAAGTTATCTACCAATATCTCATCTAGTCTTTCGTTATAGTTGGTCATTGGTATTCTCCTTCTTGGTTGGTTGGTTGGGGGCTGTACCACGATAAATCAAAGACTCTGGTAGTGACTTGTCTATTCCTCTACATATTCTATAACTTGTTAAAAAACCTTCTGGTTTTCTTATATAGGCTAATCCGTCTGTATGGTTACTGCGATAATGCCACTCGTAACTTGATGTTAAAAAAAATCCTTTACTGCAAGTCCAGCAAGCTTTTATTATGATGTTTCTGCGATATGGTAGCGGGATAGACTCACTCCAAGTGCCGTCAGTATTCTGACTCCAAACAGTATCATCGTGTACTAGTGTGTTCATATTAGTTGTCTCCCAGTCGGATAGTTTCAGCGTCTCTTAATACTATTTCGGTTCGCAGCCTGTCATCTATGGTCATTTCTTTACCCTGATTTCTGATGTTGCCAATACCATCTTTTGCATGTATTCATATACTGCTTTTGGGCTGTAATTCTTTCCTCTGTCTGGTACAGCAAACTCGTAAGATGTGAAACGATGCCCATTGTCGCATATTCGTCTGCGTCTTATCATATCTGTACCACCGCCAGAATAGCGTGTTTCTCTTACTAAACTGTCTGCTCCACATTCTACACAGGTCATTGGGTTGCTCCTTGCTTTATGATTATCTTGCCATCGTGTTTGCCATCATCTATCCATCGCATGGTCCCTAGCTTTTTAGGCATAGGCTGGTTTGAGGCTTTGGCTACGGTTTCAATAAACTTGATAGTGTTTCTAGCTGCTCCATGCCACTTCTTTAGGTCTACTAGAAAATCATCAAACCTATCTTCTGGTATTTGCAATAGGTCTTGCACATTTAGCTTGTACTCTTTAGGTTCATCTATCTGTGTCATTGGTTATCCTTTCAACATCTAGTCTTTCACATAGTTCATCTCTAGTTTTGAAGTGTGCTTCGGTTGCTCCGTAGCTTGTTTCTAGCAAAAACGCCAGGGCTATCTTTACAACTTCAATTTCTTCTTTATCTAACTGTGTCATAACTTCTCCTTATCTTTGGGGGCTAACTTAATATATTTTAGAAATTCCCATCTTGGTACGTGCATATCACCAGGGTCGAGTGGGGTATGTATTTCTAAGAGTCTGTATAGACCAATCTTGCCTGACCTCATCGGTACGGCAATATATTCTGGGTATTTTGGCTTAAACATTGAAAAAACATAGCCACTTGGCAGCCCTTTTGGTGAATATTCATACTTCGGTGTTCTGAACAGATATTTTAGTTTGCTCATATCTTCTCCTTTACTTTAATTGGTTGTAGGCAATCGCCCTATAGGCAGGTGTGCTAGGTAGTAAGCCCCTGACAGGTATGTAGTGGTAGTCAGCTAGCCTATGTCCTGTAAAAGTAGGTTTTCCACTTCTTACCACCTAACAATCTACCTATAAGTTCTATAAAGCGTATGAGTGCCAGTAGCAAATGTGTAACGGCTTTTGTAGCTAGTGTCAGTACCGTTACTCAGCACCACCACAGACGACAGCTATCGTTTCTGCACTACTTTCCTATCACTACCAGCACTACTACGCTCTATAGATTGTTAATGTTCTTAATTGCAGGGGGCGCACCATGAAGGTGACCATTGGGTATCAAGCCTGTTATGCCCTTTTGGGGGGCTTTCTCTTGCCCTGCTCTTGGCTGCTATTATTCTCGTGCACTTAGCTTGCGGAGAGTCGCTCGCAAGCACCAAGATTGTTAGTTGTTAAAGTCACTCATACAAGCTAGATGCCCCATGGCTATTCGTTTTACACGCTGCCATTTTTCTATCTCGGCATCTGCTTTGTCTATGAGGTCCAAGATTACGTCTTCTGAATTGGTTGGTATCGGATAGTGTTCGCTCATAGCTCTTTACCTATTGGACTTACTGCACCCTGTGTAGGTGTGTATTGGTCGGTCTGATGTGCGCCGACTGGCACTGGCTCAACTTGTAACGTTTTCACCGTTGCTCCAACTGTCAAACTCTGCTGGTGAAAATCCGCCATTACTTTCGTCACAATTACATGTGTGACAATGTAGCCGATTGCGAAGATTGCCAAAAAGAACAGCAACCAGATACTCACTAAACTAGTTTTGCTCATTTCGCTTTTACCCATTCTTTCAATAAATCAATTATTCTTTGTAGTGCCATTCTTGTGTCTTGATCGTTTGATGCGCTTTGGTACTCGTACAACCTTACGATGTCGTTGCGCCAGTCTGTTTTTACTTCCGCCAAGTCGTTTTTTAGCTTTAGTTTTCTTTCGTGGTGTCCCATTTTGTCCCTCCGCCAATATGTAACCTACATAGGCTGTTACTAGAATTGTTATTGCAATCGTTATTTCTGCTGTCATTTTTTAGACCTTTTAGATATTTTGCCTCCCTTTCTGCCAGCTTCTACATGCCACGTCAGTCCGTTGGCTTGGGCGTATGCGAAACCACCGGTAGTACCTATAGCCCCACCTTTTCTGCCTATTGATTGCATATGTGCTTTGACAGCTTCACGGCTACCGTGTTTCGCTATCATTGTTTCCATCCATGATGTGTTTTGCTTTCCTGCCATGATATTCTTTACTCCTCTTGCTTAAACTAAGCTGTATTTCTATACTTACCATCTTCTATCTCTCTGTTTAATTACTGTGTATGTATGATCTAAATTAAACGGTAGCCAAAATGTTTCTAGCCAGCGTCTTCTCATCTTATAGTCGGCTGTTTCTAAGCCCTTGGCTTCGTATAATTCAAAACTACCGTCTTTATGATGTATTCTAAAATCTACTTTGTGGTTTACTTTCATGGCTTTTTTGCCGTTCTGGTCGTATGCCCACATCTCAACTTTGTACTGTGTGTCGTAGTCTAAAATATCCCCGGCTTCTTTGCGTAGTAGTAGTTCGTCTGCAATCGTCGCTTCAAAATTGCTATCACGTTTTAACCCGTCCTTGGCCACAGTCTTTTTTGCACCATACTTGTTACTGTATCTTTGGTAGTACATTACAATATATCCTCTACAACCGTAGCTCCTCGGCTCCAACGTGCGTTCTTGAACAGTTCATAGCGGTACTGTTCTATCTTTTCGTTAGATTTGTACCGGCCTTGTTCCTGCAATTTCTGGCGTTGCCGACGTATGGTTTCGGGGCTGATAGCTTTGTTCTGAAAAAAGTTTCTAAAATCTAGCTCGTAGTCTGGGTTTTGTAGATACCAAACTGCTAGAATTAGTTTTTTGTCTGAGTTGCGTGTTTCTGGCCATTTCTGTAAGGCCTTTTCTACTAGTGTCATGTTATTACCCTCCCTGTCTTATACTCAGTATTTAGGTGGTTGAAGCGTGATTGTGCCACGCCAATAATAGACCATGAGCTATTTACTAAGCGTTTAAGATAAGCAATCTTACCCTTTAGGCTACCTACCTTTTGCTTCGCTAGTGTTTCACTCATGTTCACCGATTTGCCTTGTGCCAGTTGGCTATCAAACTCTTTCATCTCGGAGACCTCCAACTCTTCTTCTAGTGCTGCTAGGTGCTCTTCAACTGCTCCGGTGTATTGGGTTAGGCGCATCATCTGTTCACTAATAAAAGTGCCGTCTGATACGCCCCGCTTGTTGCGTAGTTGGTTACGAGCATCTAGCATACCTGTGATTGCTACTTCCAAGTCCATATTTACTCCTTAAAAGGGTATTGATTTGAGTAGTTCTTCGTCACTACTTTCGTCGTCAATGTCAGTTACTACTTCGTCTTTTTTAGCAAACTTCTGTCGTTGTGCTTCCCAGCTTGGGGCTGCGGTGGTTTGTTCTTTTGGTTTGAACTCATCAACCTTTCCTGACAAGAAGTTCTTTCCATTCTTTGAAGTGCGCTCCCAAGCAGCGATACGCCACTCTTTACCGTTGATATCCGTAAGTTTCCCAGTAAAATCTGGCGACTTGTCGGTTTTCTTTTCCGTTTCGTAAAACAACATAAAGGTGTTTTTATTGTCATACTCTTGCATTTTCTTCTTCTTCTTTCAGTTCATCTAGTCGTTGTTTGATAAATAATTTAGCCATTGACGGTGTTTCGTTGAGCATCTCTAGTACGCTCGTAAGGGTAACTATTTCTGTGTCACGCATCACCTTTGTTACGTCTGTCATAATTTACTCCTTAGTTGCGATTTAGAAACTTCACCAGTTGTGTGAATGCCACTAAACCAACAATGATTACTGAACCAAGTACTAAAAAGTACCAAACATCATTCGTGATTGTGTCTAGCTGTGTGTATGCAAACACGGTTGTTGTGAGCAACGCTGTTGCGATTACTAACTGCTCGGTGTTCTTCACGATCCGACTGGTAGTTTGTACTGTTTCGCTTACTTTGGTCTTTACCTTGTTAGGTTTCTTGTCTTCTTTACTCACTGATTTTTCTCCTTAATTTGCTTTCTAACTGGTCTAATTCTCGTAAGAATGTTCTTACATCAGACCCAATTCGTTTAATGATTTGTTCATCACGATTTACCCTAACCCTAAACAAGTCTAATCCTGCTGGTAGTTCGGGGTCGTGACTGATGAAGTCGCTCCACCTCCTACCTGTAATCCATAGCTGGCCATGTACCTGATAAAAGTATTCGTTAGGTAATTTGTTGGCTTCTAGGTATTTCAGGTGGGTGTCGGTGTTCGGGCATTTGACTTCTAATTGTCCGTAATCGCCTATGAGCCTGTCAGGGCTTCCACCAGTAGCTAGTTTGGGGTGTTTAATAAACCCCACTTCGCTTGTGATGTTACCTGTGGCTTCTTCATACCTTGCGACTGCTGCTTCTTCTTGCTGTGTTCCCCATTCCATAGGTCTTGATGAAAAGCGTCTGCGTTTACCCGTTAGTCTTTCAACTAATAGGTGATACATATACTTTTGATATTCGGCTGTCGGTGTACCCGATTTAGTTCTTGCGCATATTGCAACAAACCTGCTACATGTTGCATTGCCTAGCCGTTCCTCAAACCATTCATCTGAACCCTGGGGAGCTTCGTAACCGTCTATAGCAGCCGATAAAACATCGTCTATGTTAAGCTCGGTTTCATTTAAGATTGCCATTTATTCCCCCTTTGGTAACTGTGGTACTCTGTAGTAAATCCTTTGTTTCTTACCGTCAATCTTGGCTTGGGTCATTATCCAACCGTCCATTGACTGTGGTTTCTCTATCTGTGGGGTAACGATGGCTGCTTCATACTTGTATAAGTAGCGTCCGATTCCCCATTGAACGGCTGCACGTTTCATGGCACTTGATAGACCGCCTTTTACGGCTTCTATGTCTGTGTCTTCCGCACCATCCCATTTGGTAATCCAGTCGTTACGGTCTTTGAACAAAATAGATATACCGCAAAGTGTACCTTTATCGTTTGGGGTGCTAGTGTATTCGTTCTTCCAACCGTCTACTCCGCAAACATCGTCTAATCTTTGCTGGATAGCTCGGTTGGTAATGTAAGGTACTACTATCGCCCACAGCTTACCTTGCTGTGTCGAACCTGCTTGTTGTACTCGCCATTCCATATCTTCAACACCAAATGGTGCTTGTAGTTTTGTAACGTCCATAATTAGTCCTCCTCGTGTAAATCTTCAAAATGTTCTGCGTGAAAATCGGTGTCGATGTTTAGGTCGCAAATATCGCAGTGGATTAAGCTCACAATTCACCTCCTAGTTCTTCATTCAACCTGTCAAGGTCACGCAACGTGCTGTGTGCGTCAAGGTTGTGTTGCTCCCAATAATCGCCAGTCCAGCGTTCAATCGTGACAATCTCACCAGACTGTTCTGCTTGAGCGTTTTCTGTGAACCACTGAACAATCAGATCACCAACTTGTGGTGGGTCTTGCACTTCAATTTTCTTCTTCGTGATTGACTCTGTGACAAACTTTGACGTGATGTCATTCAGCCAAAAAGTAAAACTTCCCAAGCCTGTTGTCGGCTGTGGCTTGATGTCAAAATATTTCATAATTCACCTCCTTGCTTATTGCTCTGTTTGGTCGGGAGAACTCGCACAATGCAACAACACCTTATACCCCCGACCAAACAGAGCAAAAAGCTCTGTTACCACCAGTGATTGAGTAGCCAAAACTGTTTAGCCTGTTGCCAGCCACCGTAGCGAGATTTTGCATAACTATCACACCATTTAAGTTGTGTGACGGGATTAGTTAAATAATCCACTCCTGCGCTTCTCATTTTTGATGCTGGCAAACTTTGGCAAAGTCCTGTTGCTCCACTGGTTTTATTTACTGCTGTGTGTCGCCAAGTACTTTCTTTGTGAATAATGTAGTCCACTGCCGACCAATCTTTAGGGTCAATTCCTGCTGCGGTCATTATTTCTTGTTTAGTAGTTGGCAACTTGACAGGTTTTGGCGGTTCAGGTGTAGGTGTCGGTGCAACACTCGTAGTGTCTACTACCTTTGGTGCGTCGGCTGGTGCTTCCGCCTTGATAACATCTACAGGTTGAACTTCTGCCGTTACCTGTCTTGGTGGCTCTCCGTTGAGTAGAACAAAAAATGCTGCTACTATTGAGAGCCGTAAAATCGTCTTCATAAGTTTTTAATGTCCTTTTTGCCTCACGCTTTACGAGTAAAGATTGCTTGCTCGCCCTTACGCTTTGGTCTTTTTAACATCTCGCATGACTTCACCTCTGAAGCCCTTGCTGGTCCATTAAAAAACGAACCATTTACGGTTCGCTTGATTCTCACTTGGTATATTGTGCGACTTAAGCGAATCGTACTTTCATACTACTACACTTGTGTGCTTATGTCAATAATAAAATGCTTAAAATAGTTGTATTATCTGCTCAACCCTGTTATAATGTCATAAGTAAAGACACCCTAACGACTTAAGCGAACTTGGGGTGTCTTTCTTTTTATTTCTTAACAAGTTGGATAACTATCTTTGTTCGTAATTTGTTTTGTTTAGATCTAAAATGTTTGGCAAACTCTTGCGCTTCTTTTCTTGTAAACAATACCTTAGCATGGCAACTTGGGCAATACGTTACAAACACAAATAAGCGGTCATGTTCGTCAAAACATATTCCGCCTACTCGTTGTTTCTTACCTGTGTAAGTAAAGTCCGTAAGTGTTTTCATTATGGCCTCCTATTAGTTAGTTAGCCCTATACCCCCTCATTGTTCCGTTTGCTAGTAAATACTCTTGAATTGCGTTTTTAGCAGGTGATTCCACCCCTCTATTATCTGGCGGTGCAATTCTTTTGGATTCTGGAATCACATCGACCTCTGTCTTACCACCACGATAAATATTAGCAATACTTGCCTTATTTACCAACTCTTTATTTAACGTAACCATTCCTTTTGGATTGTCGTAAATAGATTGAGATAACCTCATAGCGATATTATCATCTACTACTATCTTCTTACTATTGTGTAACTCAACCGTGTAACTCATAAAATATCTATTCCTTTCCTTACTCTTGTCTGTTGTGTAGCAAGCCGTTCAACCTGTTCATAACTTCTAAGTATAAAGTCTAAATCAGCTTTCCAACCCCTGTCGTTATCGCCTTGATAAAACGGTTGTCGGGATATGTTAGTAATTGCCTGTGCTATCAAGTCATAACCAGCATCATTTAGCCTAGTCTTGATCTTAGCTTTTCTAGCTGCTGTTAGTTTGTACGAATTAGGATTACGATTAAACTTTTCTATGAATAGGTCGTAAACCTTTTGGGTTTCGACTAATATATCTTTAGATATATATATACTTCTTAATTCTTTATTCTTTATTCTTTTAATAGTGTTGATTTCTTGTTGAACCGTTGTTGATTTGCTGTTGAGAAGCTGTTGAGTAGGTTGTTGAGTACTTTGATATTTCTCCCAGTTCACCAATGTTATTTTTGTATATTTGGTTGTTGAGTAGGTTGTTATAAAGCTGTTGAGTTCCAACCATTTCGTTGTTGAATATGTCGTGCCTGGCTTCATATTACAGAGGTGAGCTAGTTGCTTTCTGCCAATAGTTATCGTTCCGGTTTTGTAGTCTACTTTTAATAGTAGTTTTACGAACATTAAGAAAGCATTATTGTTACTCGCCAAAAGATGATTCTCTAAAATTGACCTATAGAGCTTAACATAAGACTTGTTCATATCCGGTTTCCCTTTTTTGAATTACAAGACCTACATAAAGTCTGAAAATTAGATAACCTATCCTTACCACCCTTTGAATATGGGTGTATATGATCAACCGTTAAAAACTTCTTGTTTTTACAACCACAATGCTTGCAAGTGTACTTGTCCCTTGAGAATACCCTATCTCTTATAATTGGTGGTATTCTTACTCTATTGCCTTTTGCTTTTAGAGTATAATTGAGCATACCATCGGCTTCTTTCATCAAGGGTATACTATATATATCGTATTTCTTAAAGAATATTTTTCTGATACATTCTAAGCACATATAATCATCTGGCAACTCTACATAGCCATCTGATTCGCAAACATCTGTTCCACAAACATTACATTGGTAGTATATGACTCGTGTGGTGCTATCACCATTTTCTTCTTGTTTTGCCGACCAGATTTTCATTTATTAGCTCGCTTTCTCTTGCGATAAGCTGCTCTGTTAGCTTTATGAACTTCTGGGTAGTCCCGTTTTCTCTCTTGTCCGTAAATTGCGTACAAGGATTTAGCCGCTGTTTCCAAATCTTCAAAACTGGCATATTGTAAAGCCCATTCTGTTATTTGTTCTGGCGTTATTTCATAAGTGTCCATTTTTACCCTCTTTTTCTAATTTGTTATACGGCAAAAAGCCCTATTTGCAAGGGCTTCTTTGAGGTAAATACGAAATGTACCTTTATTATACCACTATACCTTGACAATCACAATAGTAACTATATATAATATAGTCAGCGTCTAGTGCCACCAGGCTATATCGGTTTGATTCCGACTAGATGACAAAATAGATTGAGATCTACTAGAGCACCGTCTACCCTCGGCGGTGTTCTTCTTTATATGTCTAAATGTGGTTGTATGAAACCGGGCACTAGATATTCTACATTTAACAGCTCTTCATTCCCGTGCTGTCTTATAGTTGCCATAGTATGAACCCCACTAATAAGATTACTGTGACGATAGCTACGATTATATCTTCCCACAGCCCCCCATGATACAAGGGGTCGTTGCGCCAGTCGCTAAAATCTTCTTTCAGATACTTGATTAGGTTTTTCATTTGTGCTCCTTTCCGAGCCATGCAAACAACGCCACTGCGCCAACAAACAGCCAGACTTTAGGGTCTTGGCTCATTTCAAATAAAAAGTTCGTTGTTTCCATGAAAATCCTCGTCTGTGAGTAAATCGTTTTCTAGTAAGTAGCGTAAAAAGTTTATCTTACACTCACCTCTTTGTGACACTTCGTGGGTTTCCAGTTCTCTCCCGAACGTCTTATAGTAAGCGTTTAGGTCGTTTTCGCTCATTTCTTCCATGTTTTCTACAGAGTAGCCGTTGTTTATCATGTAGTGTATTACGTCGTCAAACTTCGGACCGAGTGTTGCCCTAAAGATAAAAAAGCCGTTCATGGTTTCTTCATGGTTTTCGGTGATAAAAAAGATGTGGTCAAACTTTGGTTCTTCATATAAAAAGCCTAAGGTGTTTTCTGGTCGGCACTCTAATTTTCTTTCGCCCAAGTCCAAAAAGAACTTAGGGTCTTTGGTTGGTTCACGCTCCATCGGGGTATCTCCTCTGCCACTCATATCGCACCTGCGAATAATAAACGGCAATGTTAGCCAATTGTTGTTCTAGATACAGGGTGTACTCTTCTAAGTGCTTATCGTCCCAATCTTCTAAAGCACGTTGGTTCAAAAAGTTATTCGGTTCCAACATCGGTATACCTTTCATATGCTTCAAGTATCAGCTCTAGCTCATATTCGTTTACGAAGCCCTCTCGCAACCAGCGTTGGCACAGTTCTGCGGTCGGCTGGGTATCGGTCTTTATAAATGCCTGTACAAAGATGTTTGCAAAGTGCTCATCTTCTATATAGGCATTGTCGTGCGGTATATGCTCTGGGTAAACTTCACTCATTACCTCTAAATATCCAATCTTCTTCGTCGTCAAACAAAGTTTCTTGCGAAGCCACCCTGCCTAGTTGAGCAATGTGGCGGTCAATCATTTCAAGTGCTTCAAGGGCAATCTGTCTGCGTTCTTGCCAATAGTTGAGTTGTGCTTGGTGGTTTGGTAGTCGTTCCATTATTCTTGCTCCATAAGATAAGGCAGTTGCATTTCTATTGCTCGTGCAAAATAGGTCGCCTCTTTGCCTATAATGCCTTGTCGGTGCGTCAGTCTGTCAAATTGGTACTGTTCCCTCTGTAGGTATTTCAGTTTGTTGCGGTCATCAAACACGTCGGGTAGGTCGCCCAAAAACTCTAAAATCTCTCGGGCAAGTCCTGTGCTCATCACTGCAAGCCCACCTATCATCTTTGCGTGTAACTCTTGGTGTCGCCATACTTCGGTACGTTGTACATTAACTGGGTGCTCTCTCACAAAGTTTGGCATGGTGTGTTTCCGCCACTCGTTCTTTTGAAAAAATATGTGGTGTCTATTCGTTGGCATCGTATCCCCTCTCTTGGTAGAACGCTCTACCGTCTTGTATTATTCGTGCTATAATTGAGACATGAATGCATATAACTTTCGTGATATTACTGGAATAAAATTTAATTTTCTCACTCCAATTTCTTACAAAAAAAGAGACAAGGGGCCAGGTTATTGGTTGTGTAAGTGTGAATGTGGAAATTTTACATATGTGGTTAGTGCTAAAATCACCAGAGGCACGACTAAGTCTTGTGGTTGCTATAGGAGAATTTATGGTAGACAGGCCAAAATCACCCATGGACGCTCGAAAGAAGGTATTTACAATATATGGTTTGGTATTAAGTCTAGGTGCATCAACCCCAATAACAATGCTTATAAAAGTTATGGCGGAAGAGGTATCAAGATATGTGAAAAATGGAGTGGAGAAAATGGTTTTGCCAATTTTATTAGCGATATGGGCGAGCGACCATCCATGAATCATTCTATTGATAGAATTGATAACAATGGGGATTACGAGCCGAGTAATTGTAGGTGGGCGAACAGAACAGAACAGAGTAGAAACACCCGTAGCAATAGGCATATTACTCTCGATATGGATGGTGTCTCCGTTACTAAGACGATGGCTGAATGGGCAACTATTAGCGGTGTTGGAGAATCTACTCTTCATGCAAGGCTTAATATTGGTATGGAACCAAAAGAAGCAGTGTTTAAACCAGTTCGTGGGAGACAAAAGATTGCTAGTTAGCTTCATAAATTTTGCCCCCATAGTAGGCCACCCCTGAATGTATTGCTATGTCATCAAACTGGTAGTAATCTCCGTAATCCATGATATGAAGTAACCCTTGTGTCCAGTTCTCTTGGTAGTGGACTGGTTGGTTATCGTGGTTTACACCGTTATGAAAACTTGGTACTGCTCCATCGGTCCTACAAAGAGTGCCCACAACGAACGCTCCGAGTTGTCTACCTCTACGGTCAGTGTGAATATACCTCTCGGCTCGGTGGTTATGTCCTTGTACTATGTTTCTATCGGGGTTTTGTTTAGCTAATCTGTTTCCAATTCCATTTACTCCAGTCAAAGTTCCGTGCATGAACGCTAAGTCATCTTTGTATTCGTATTCGGCTGCACCATAACCAGAGATGAAATCTACATTTAGAAAAGCTAAGTTAGCCATGTACTCATAGACCATCATTGGTTTGTTTTCATTAGGTCGGGTGAAGTTCGCCAGTTGGGGTATTCGGTCTAAAACAGTTTTGTCTATTCTTAGGTTGTGGTTGCTGTCCACCTCGGTAATCTTAGCCTGTGGGTTGTCGGCTCGTAGTTGAGCGTAAAAGTCATGTATTGCTTGCATGGTCGGAGCAGTGACATTATGGAAGTGCGTACTGTCAGGCTTGAAGCGTGAAAACTCAGCACCATCAAAAGTATCGCCTAAGTTAATAATCTCATCAGGTCTTAGGTCTTTACATATCATCTGAGCTATTTTGAGGGCTCTCTCGTCGTGCAAAGGCACTAAGCTGTATTCTTTAGTGTCGTAGTCCAAAACACGCCTAAAGCCCATCTGTGCATCGCTAAAGACTAAAAGTGATTTGTAGTTCCGATTTACTGGTTTGGCTTTAGATGGTCGTATTTGGGCTCTCTCAGCTTGCCATAAGGGTTCGTCTGGTAAGTGTTCATAAGAGTGCAAGGTAGTAGTGACCCAGCCTCCCTGCTCTTTGTCATAAGCCCCTGCTTCCCAAGTTTTGTTTAGCTTCTCCATAATACCTCTACTTAAAAACCCCTCTTAAAGAGGGGCTGGTTGTTATTTTCTGAGTGAGTTCCAAACTGCGCTTATAGCAGCTGCGACAGCTCCGACAAGCAGAGCTTTACCGCTTTCAAAGTCTGTGACGGTAGCTACCCCCACTGCTAAGGTTGCGAAAAACGCTTGAAAAAATGTTTTGGTTGCTCGCACGACCACGTCGTTGGTCATTAGTTTGTATAAAAATAGTTTCATTGACAGTTATCTCCTTTTTTATGAGCCTTTCGGCATAATTTACAGATTTTCACTTTAGACCGATCCTTTCTATGAGCCACCGTAGAGCAACGCCTAATTTATTAAGCCATTCGGTATCTTCACCTTTACCGCAAGTTGCGAGTTGGGCTTTTAGTTCAGCGTTCTCTTTGGTTAGGTCTGCGACTTGGTCTTGGAGTGAGCTAATCTCGGCTTGCTTCTCATTGACGGTCTGGGTCAGTCCGATGATGCTTGCATTTGCCTGTGAGAGTTTGCCGCTGAGGTCTTCAACGGCTTTCTGTAGGTCCACAATTCGCTTCTCTACAGTTGCCCTGTTAGCTAGTGCCCACTGTTGAGCATCGGTGGCTCTGTCGGACTCCACGTTGTCGCTGATGCGTTCTACAGCTGTGAGGTCACTCACCCCTACTATGTTCTTTCTGAACTCATCACGGGTCATATTTCTACCCCTGACTTGTAGCATGAGTTTGTTGTACCGACCGAAGTAGTTGTCTGCGTCTGGTATTCCTGCCATATTACCTCCTGTGGGGCTTAATACCTGCCCTACACTTACGTTAATTTTGCTCAGATGGGCGTAAATCATTACCGTGCCATCTGCGTGAGTTATTCTGATTTGATTGCCAAACTGCGAGTGCCAGCCAGCAGTTGTTACACGTCCGCTAGCCCAGCGGTAAGGTGCTGGTGATACATCGCTTGAGCCTCGCATACATTGAAAATGTAAGTGTGGACCGCTTGCCAGCCCAGTCGCCCCGACTAAACCTATGGTTGTGCCTTGTACGATAATAGGTGAGCCTGTAGGACACGCCCTATCTTCGCCTCGGTGATACAGGCCAACCGAACCGTTAGGACCGTAATACTTGCCGTCCTGTGCTTTGTAAGCGAAAGTTACAGGGTAGTCGTTGCAGGGTTTCATTTTCTCCCCCTTATGTGGTTGATGATGTACCAAGACAAGAGAACCACCAGCGGAGTACCCAAGAGGGCAGTAA